AAACGTCAACTCGTCCGAAGAAATTGAAAAGCTCTCCGAAGGTCTTGACGAAAGTCTCAAAAAGAACAACGATAAGAAGCAGACGCTCCTCCATTACGGAGCAGAGTTTAATCAAAAAATCAAGCAACTTGTTAAGGACTCGAAGTTTTACGAAGAAAATGATACATGCCCCACATGTTCCCAAGATATTAATTCAGACCTTCGATCGGAGAAACTCTCCACCGCCAGATCCAAAGCATCAGAGATACAAAAAGCGTTGGATGATGTCGCTGAGCAGTCAGCTACTGTGGAATCAACTCTTACACGGCTTAACGATATCTCAAATGAGATCCGAACCAAAACCACACTTATATCTGGCAACAATCGAGAGATCGTACGGTTGCAAGGACAGATTAACAATCTCACCTCTGCCATATCAAAAATACGCGGCAATGATGGTGATGTAGCTTCATCTAAATCAGATCTTGAAGAATTAAAACAGGCCACTAATTCTTTGCTTGAAGATCGTCTGCAATTAAACGAGGAATTTTCTTACAACATCGTAATTAGTGAGATGTTAAAAGACACTGGTATTAAAACAAAAATCATTAAGCAGTACCTGCCAGTTATCAATAAACTAACAAATCAATACTTACAAATCCTAGATTTCTTTGTTCACTTTAATCTTGACGAATCATTCCAAGAAACAATTCGATCTCGCCACCGTGATAGCTTTTCATACGATTCATTTTCTGAAGGTGAAAAGCAGCGTATTGACTTGGCCTTGTTGTTTACTTGGCGGCAAATCGCTAAGATGAAAAACTCAGTGTCTACTAACTTGCTTATCTTAGATGAAACCTTTGACTCATCTCTAGATCATGATGGTGTAGACAATCTAATAAAAATCTTGTATACACTTGGTGATGATACAAATGTGTTTGTTATTTCTCATAAAGGCGAAATACTAGATGGTAAGTTCAAGGATAAGCTTGAATTTTATAAAGATAAAAATTTCAGTAAAATGAAGTTTAGTGGTTCACAAATCGAAAATAATGTGGTATAATATATTATGCATAAAAAACGGAGTATAGAATGGAACTAAGTGAAAATACTATTCAGCTACTTAAGAACTTTGCGTCGATCAATTCGAACATTGTAATTAAGCCTGGATCAAATATCTCTACAATCTCAGAGGCAAAGAACATTCTTGCTTCAGCCGATGTACCTGAAGAATTTAATCAAGAAATCGGCATCTATGATTTAAATGAATTCCTTGGTGTTCTTGGACTTGTGGATACACCACGGCTAAAACTAAATGAAGACCACGTTGTGATTGGTGACTCAACCGGTCGTTCAAAGATTCGTTATTTCTTTGCAGATAAAGAAATGTTAACTTCACCAAGCAAGCCGGTTAACATGCCTGTAGCTGATGTTAAGTTTCATTTAGATAACGATACTTTAAATCGTATCAAGCGAGCTGCTTCTGCTTTAGGACACAATGAATTATCAATTACTCCTAATAATGGATCAGTTACTCTTACTGTAACAAGCACTGATAACTCAACTGCAAACAGTTTTTCAATTGATGTTACTGGCGAATCACAAGCAGATAAATACAACTTTATCTTTAACATTTCAAATCTTAAAATGTTATCCGGTAACTACGACGTTGAAATCTCGTCTAAACTAATTTCGCAATTCAAAAATACAAACACATCCTTGAAGTATTGGATTGCTCTTGAAAAAAATTCTAAGTATGGAGAATAATATAAATGGATCACTCTAAAGCATATGAAACAATGAACAATGTTGCTCGTTCATCTATTGCTGTTATTGATACTATCGCTCAACGTGGTGGTTTTAAAGGCGAAGAACTTTCAACAATTGGCCAACTACGTGATCAATGTCAGCATGCTATTCAAATTGTGGAATCATACAAACAAGAATCTGCTGAAGAATAATTAAGGATATTACTATATTATGAATAATGATTTTCTGTGGGTCGAACGATATCGTCCACGAACTATTGAACAAACTATCCTACCTACACAACTTAAAACAGTATTTCAAAAAATAGTCGAGTCCGGCGAAGTGCCTAATATGCTTTTTACAGGCACAGCTGGTCTCGGTAAAACTACTGTAGCCAAAGCTTTATGTAATGAGCTTGACTTAGATTATATCTTAATCAATGGATCTGAAGAAGGTAACATTGATACTCTTCGTACGAAGATTAAACAGTTTGCTTCCTCTGTTTCACTTAGTGGTGGATACAAAGTAGTTATTCTTGATGAGGCTGATTACTTAAATGCTCAGTCTTTTCAGCCAGCACTTCGTGGATTTATTGAAGAATTTTCAAATAACTGTCGATTTATTCTTACTTGTAATTTTAAGAATCGTATCATTGAACCTCTTCATTCTCGTTGTTCTGTCTATGAGTTTAACACTGATCGTAAAACTCTAGCTCAACTCTCAATGCAAATGATGACTCGGTTAAAAGATATTCTACAAACTGAAAAGGTAGATTATGAAGAAAAAACTCTAGCCGAAGTCATTATGAAGTATGGGCCAGACTGGCGTAGAGTTCTAAATGAATGCCAACGTTATGCAATCAGTGGTAAGATTGATGCTGGTATTCTTGTAAGTCTAAGTGATACATCATATCAAAATCTTATGACTTATTTGAAGGATAAAGACTTCAAGAAAATGCGACAGTGGGTTGTGAATAACATTGACACTGATGCATCATCAATCTTTCGTGGTATTTACGATCGTATGTATGACAAAGTTAAGCCACAATCTATCCCTCAAATCGTGTTAATCTTAGCTGATTACCAATATAAGAATGCTTTTGTAGCAGACCATGAACTTAATGTTGTAGCTTGTATGACTGAAATCATGGCAAACGTGGAGTTTCAATAATGGCCGCATATGATGGTTTAAATAATGCATGTATTTTTGACTTTGAAACATTGTCACAAGAACAAACAAATGGTGTTGTTCTTTCAATGGCAATGGTAAACTTTGCTGAGTCTAGATTTACAAGTGATATTCCATATACATTCGAAGAGCTCGTTGAGAATACTCATACAATCAAATTTAATGTGGAAGAACAAGTAAAAAAATATAAGCGTATTATTAAAAAAGACACTTTAAAGTGGTGGGTTCAACAAGGTGATTTGGCTAAAGAACAATTAAAGCCAAGTCCTGAAGACGTATCAATTGACCAGCTTTATAATTTCTTTATTGTAAATAAATCTGCAAATGTAAAAAAGGTTTACACACGTGGAAACACCTTTGATCCTATCTTCCTTGAATATATTATGAGACAAACGAATAACCCTATGCCATATGATTGGTGGGAAGTACGAGATACACGCTCACTTATTGAAGGTTTATCATGGGGATCTGATTTACGAAATAATTTTATTCCTGAAGGTTGCGCCGGTTTTATTGCACATGATCCAAAGCATGATATTGCGTTGGACGTTATGAGATTACAAATATTAGTACAAGCTATATCATGAATCATTTTGATTATCTTAATTCAATTAATTCTACTAAAAAAGATATTATGGAAGACGATATCGCTGAAAAAGCATACAACTCTTTCATGGTAAATCGTGGACTATCGTACTTTAATGATACAGTTCTCATGGCAAATGAGATGAATCTATACTCTCACCTCGATAAAAAGTTACAATATCACTTTCTTATAAATATAGTACGGAAACGGAAACGTTTTAGTAAATGGGCAAAGCCTGAAACTGAAAGTGATATTGAAGCGGTTAAAGAATATTATGGCTATAGCAATGAAAAAGCCAGACAAGCTATAACCCTTCTGTCACCTGAAAATATAACTATAATAAAACAGAAGGTGAATAAAGGTGGAAGAAGAAAGTAAATTAATTGAGTGGGTTCCAGACATGATGCTGGAAGTAACACTCAACGAGCCTGATGATTTCCTTAAAGTAAGAGAAACATTAACACGTATCGGTGTAGCATCACGTAAAGATCGTAAACTCTATCAATCATGTCATATCCTACATAAGCAAGGGCGTTATTTTATCGTTCATTTTAAAGAGCTGTTTCTATTAGATGGTAAGAAATCAAACCTTGAAGAAAACGATGTAGCTCGTAGAAATACTATTGCCACATTAATGAGTGATTGGGGATTGATTGAAGTCGTAAATAAAGAGCGTATGGAATTAATCGCGCCTCTCCGTCAAATTAAAATTATTTCGTATAGAGATAAAGATCAGTGGGAGCTTTGTCCAAAGTACAACATAGGTAGAAAATAATGATTATTAATCTATGGACTTATGGTGAACGTGAATGTCCTATTGAAAGAAAAAAGGAGTATGACGCTCCTTTCTCAAACTTTTATAAAGTAAAAGTTGATTTTCAAATTGATTATGAAGGAATGGTTTGTGGCCAGTTCTTTGATCAATATCATAACTTTGACAGAAGTTGGCTTACCTATAAAATTATTGGTCAAGATGTCGTAAATCACGATGAAATTAATTTAATATGTTTACCGTTATATGGTTGGGACTACCAGCAAGAGTTTCCAAGAATTTTATCTGAAAATCAAAATTTAATTGATTTTGCTGTTAAAAATAATGTTAGAATTTTAGCAGTCTATCTTAGAGAGCATGTCGGACATGGCTGGCAACTAGAAGAAGAGATGAAAAAGTATGACATATACAATAAAATTTCTCCTGAACATTTTAAAATATGT